TCCTAGTTTGTCAAGGATTGATTTTTCTATACCTTCAGCTGTGTCCTTACAACTGACATTAAAGTCAGCATAATAGCCATGATATCGAATCTGTACGCGGAAGTTTTTCATAGTCGTATTTCTTACTTTATAGTCGAAATGAGGCCGTTTTAAGGCGGCCTCATTTCTTAATTTAATTACGCACCTTCAACACCGAAGATACCTCTATAGTCGGATACTCCAAATGAGTATCTTTCTCTAGCTTTGTATCTAACGTTGCCAGTATCGAAATCACCTTCCATAGCAGTTTTTAAAGCTGCTATTTGGAAAATTTTCATACCATTAGGCACATCAGTAACAATATACCAACTGTCAGTATCAGTTAAGAAATTGTTCACTCTATAACCTTGAGGAACCATTCCCATTGATGCTACAGCGTTGATATCATTATCTGCTGTTCCAGTTCTGCCTGGAGATTTCATTAATCTCTCAGCATTGAACTGATTAGCTGAAGGAATAACCATTTTCATTCCTCTTGCTGCGACTCTGATTCCACGTTCATCAGTCATGCCAGCAATGTCAATCAATGCTTGCTCTAATGATGTTTCGTTTAAGTCTGCTTGCGTTGTTAAAGTATTTTTAACTGCTGTTCCACTAACCGTTGAGTGATTAGTTGAAAACAGAGAAACCGCATCACCAGAATCAAAATTATCCGTTGAAGGAAGACCTTGAATCAAAGGTGTTACTGCTTTTACTTGTTTCGCATTGGACATAGATCTTGCTAAAGCTTTTGTATATCTAGACGCGAGTCTGTCATACAAATTATCTTCAATCGCTTCTTCAGTGATTGAGAATGCTAAAGCAATAGTGTCGTGTGTGTAACGTGCAGTGTAAGTTTCTTGTGCTTCATCGTAAGCAATTCCAGATCCTTCCACTTTAACGTTTGCGTTTGCAAAACCACTTAACATTACTTCTTCTTCAAAAGCTCTGTCAGATGATTCTGTTGTATAAATTTCAGCGTGCTGATTTTCATACCTTTTATACTCCAGGCCGAATAGTGCATTCAAACCTGGTTCTAGTTCTTTCACTAGCTGTGCTCGTGATATTGCCATGTTATTATGCTCCTATGTTCCAGATCCGACAAATTCGGACAAGTTCTGAACAACTTCTAGAGAACAATAAGCTGCTGTAAGGTCGTTGTTTTCAACTTCCTCAGCACTTCTTAATAATCTCCAAGAATGTGTTGTTGCATGTGTTGTCGCGATTTCAAGCGTGCATGTTGATTTACCTGTTGTCGTGCTTCCGCCTGTATTGGCGTTAACAGAAAACGTTTCCATAAATTTCACGTGAGCAGCAGGAACATTTGCAGCTACTGCAGTGTCCGATGCTATTGTGTATTTTTGGAAAGGATAATCATTAACAAACGCTTGTGTGTCTTCACTGTTTGCTGGAGTAATTGTTGCGTCATACCAATGCGCCCAAGTGGGTTTATTAGTAGAAGCTGCTGTATAGTAGATTCCGAACAGTACACCCATCGTCGTAACGGTAGTTGCACTTTCACCAGTAATCATATAACCGCCTGTCGATTTCATCGCCATGCCGTTAAAAAGATCAACTGATGCTGCAGAATCAATCCAGTACTGAGATAGACCTTGAGTCGCATGTGTATTACCTAACGTTCCACTTGGTCTAAACCCAAAACCGGCTGAGTTTCTATTAGCCATGTTTTACTCCTTAATGTTTACATAAATGTAAACGGGTTGATTTAAATCGATAGTTTAAGAAATATTATTTCTTTGTACCACCGAAGGTTACGCGAGACTGCCTATTTACGTCAATAGGCATACTCTTATGCTCTTCCCTCATTAAATCGTTTTCAACCGCTTCGTTCTGACCTTCTGCTTGTTTAGCAAAATATTCAGTACGAGACTTCGCAATTTCTTCGGGTACCCTTGCGAGTACAAGGCCACCAACCCCGATAATCCCCTTGTATTTTCCTTCAGTGACTACAGGATAATCTTGATCTTTATATTCATCGGCTCTCACCAATTCATAACCAGATCTTAATCTTCCAGAGATATTTTTAGAATCTTGAAATCCTAAACTCTCTGCCCGTATCCATCTGTGCCTGAATCCATCAGGTGCAGGGGGTGCATCTAGAGAAGATGGAGGAGCCCACACTTTTGGTCTTTCAGTATTTGACCGTGTTTGGCTCGCACGAGAAGTTTCTTTTGTTTCTTTTTTCATATGCTTATGCTCCTTCCGTGAGTTTTATTTGTTTTGCATACTCTTCGAGTGGCACACCTAATTTTTTAGCTATTGCTACCTGTGAAGATGTGAGTCTCACAGTTGTGCGTCCAGGTCTTACACTTCTCTGAGCTGAAGCAACCAACTGATTGGTCTTGGACGTTTGCTCTACATCACCACCTATAGCAAATTTATGCGGGAAGTCAACTTTTATTCTTTTATTAACTTCAGAATAATAGTCATCCGATTTAGGGTCGAATCCCTCATTTACAAGATCCTTGTGAATTTCAAAGGCAGTAAAGGTCATGGCTCGATCTTTGCCAAACCATGTGTTTTTACTAGCCCAAGCTTCTGCTTGAGGATCAGGTTCCGGTAAACTTTGCGGAGTTTGCTGTGGTAATCTTCCACCGTCTGATAGTTGTACAGGTTCCTGTGCAACTGGTTTATTTGCTTTGGCTTGCTCTAATTTAGCATTATCAAATGCTAATGTTGCAATCCGTTTATTAGCTTCAACTTGAGCTGCTGCATCTCCAGATTCAATAGCGCCCGCTAATTCTTTTTGAGCAGATTCCATTCCTGTTTTTACATTTTTCTCAAATCTAGACCAATAATCAGTATCCATTTTTTTAAATCGAGACTGATCTTCTTTTCTTTGAGATTCTAAAGCTTGAGCATATTCAACAGCAGCGCCTTCTCTACGTTCTGCTTCTCTCATTTTTCTTGTGAGTTTAGCAATACGTCCTTGAACACCTTTACTGTATTCTTCTAATTTAGAATCTTCTTCTTTAACTTCTTCTTTTACTTCTTCTGTAACTTCTTTTACTGGTTCTTCTTTTACTGTTTCCTGTTCCGTGGTCTCTACTACTTCTTCCGTTTTTTCCTCAGGGATGGCTACATCCACTTCAGGTCCTGAAGTGTCTAAATCCACCTTTGAATCTTCTTTCTTTATTTTATTTTCTTCTGGCATTGTATCCTCCAATGATTAAAATTTATGCAAGATATCCTCTGGATTCTTGACGGTTGCTAAAATTTCATCTTCATTCAACAACCTAATTTCCCCACCTTCAATTTGTATACGTGATCCTGCATAACGCGCAAAGATCACCCAATCACCAACCTTGCACCATGGACCTGAAGGATATCTCTCTTTATCCTTATAACAAGAGTCCCCCATCGCCAATACGTTTCCGCATTGTGATGCAATCTGTTGTTTGTCCAGTGTTTCTTGCCCCATAAGAATTCCACCTTTAGTTTTTTCATCCATTCTGAATGGTAAAACTAAAATTCTCCAGCCTGTAGGTTTAGGTAATTTTTCTGTTTCTTCTTTGTACTTTTCCGCTAAAGCCAGTTTAAGCTTTGGGTTTTCCTTTTGCGATGTCGACGACTGTTCCGTCATTTTGCTCCTTATGTTCTAGCAGGGCAGAGAGTTCCTGTTTAGTTGCCTCTAGGGCGTTTATTTGTCCTATTATATACTTATATGTTTCCATGTTGTCAACCCCACCGGACGTTATACTGAGTGACAATGCATTTATCTTATTATCTAAAGCTCTGCGTAATTTATATATTACGTTTTCTAAATCCATTAAATTAAATCTTTATAATATTCTTCATAGCTTTTATTAGATGCATATTCATCACCTAATTTGCTTTTAATATGTGATCCAATATATTTTTCTTTTTTAGGAAATACAAAATTTACCTTTGTATCCCCTTCTTTTTTCTCAATCTTTTCTGTTTTATTTTTTGACGCTTTTACCATGCTTCATACCAAATCTTCGTCCTGGAGCAGTTACACCCATTGGACTAGCAACTGGAGCAGCTACACCCATTGGATTAGCAGCTACAGCTGGTTGAATAGGTAATCCACCGCCAAATTGCTTGCCAACTCTTTTGCCACCAGCAAGTTTTTTTCTAGGTCTATTTCCATAGTCATTTCTCATAGTTTTCTCCTATTTTTTATTTTTACCATTTCTAAAAATCTGTGTTCCCTTTATACCAAATATGCTCGCGCATACAAGTATCCATAAATTTGTGAACCATGACGGCAATGCCGCAAAATGCTCAAAGAAGGAATTTATCTTGACCATCGCAGCCGGATCGTCTGACCAAACCCCCCAGGCGAGCACAATTATGGGCAGTGTTAATATCGCAAGAACGATTTCGTCCTTTAGATCATTTTGCCGGGCTTCTAAAAGTTTGCCTTGGTAAGATTCCTCACCTCGCGCCATGCGTTCTGCATGCATCAAAGCTGCATCCGACATAGCCATTTTAGTTTTTTGTTTATTTGAATAGACTTTGGCTCCTGCTTGCAGGGCCATTTTTGCTAGACCAAACCACATATTAGAACCAAGTTGCTTTAAGTGGCTTCTTGTCTTTTCTAATTGCTTTGAATTTACCTTTAAGATCTATGGTTTGAGATTCTGTTTTATCTGGTGAAGGTTTCAGAGGTGATCCGTTCTTAGAAGTAAATGTCACCCGTTTATTTATAGGTTGGTGGTCGGTACTAAAGCGAGGTAAATTAAAAAACTGTTTGTTTTGAATGTATATTAGGACAAGAAGTACAATTCCTATGGCAGAAATAATAGGTAGTTTGGTGTTTTTTGTCCTTACTTTTTTTTCAGTCTCCAATTTGGTTTTAATTTGTACATCATCAAGAAGATTGCCTAGGCGCTTATTGTACTTTTTCCAATCTTCATTAATTCCTTGAAGTTGCGAATCTAGTGTTTTGATATTTTTGTCTTCTTGTATTTCAAGCATTGGTTGATATTTTTGCTAAAAGTATTTTAATGGTGATTTTATCAACGGCTAGTTTTCTCAGGACAACGGTAAAACATGATGTTAGGATAGCTTGAGTAAGTGTTGTAAATAGTTGGATACTTGGATGTTATTACTGTAATGATGAACTATTTCCCCTTATATATCAATAGTTTTTAAAAAATTTCTATGATTTGGCTAAGAGTAGATAATGGATAAAGATAATTATATTGACTTGTCAGTAAAGTTGGGTTCTATGCATTTTACCAATCCCGTTATTGCCGCTTCAGGCACTTTTGGCTATGGAATCGAATTCGATCCTTTTGTGGATTTAAATAAGTTAGGTGGGTTTTGTACTAAAGGCTTGTCTATGGAACCTAAAATGGGGAATCGTTTCCCTCGGATGATAGAGACTGCTTCGGGTATGTTGAATGCTATAGGACTTGAGAATATTGGTTTGGATAGATTTATAAATGAAAAATTACCATTATTAGACAAATTTCAAACTCGACTGATAGTTAATTTTTTTGGCGATACGGTAGCGGAGTACGTGGAATTGGCTAGTGCGATGTCTGAGGTAAGTAGGATAGATGCACTCGAGATGAATGTTTCCTGTCCCAATGTAGAAAAGGGGGGGACACGGTTGAGTTCTGATCCGGTAACACTTAAGCGGGCTGTAGAGTCAGTGCGAAATGTTACCGATAAGTTTTTAATCATAAAGCTTTCGCCCAACGTAAAAGATATAACTGAATTAGCTTTGGCCGCTGAAGAAGGCGGGGCAGATGCCTTGTCACTGATTAATACTTTTGTAGGCTTAAAGGTTGATGTCGAGTCAGGGAAGCCATGGCTTGCGAATATAACTGGAGGACTTTCAGGCCCTGCTATTAAACCTATAGCGCTCGCCATGGTTTACGCGACCGCTCGTGCTGTGAAAATTCCCGTTATAGGGATTGGGGGGATTTCATCAGTAGAGGATGCCTTAGAATTTCTTATGGCAGGGGCGAGCGCGGTACAAATTGGGACCGCTAATTATATAGATCCATCTATTACCATGAAAGTCATTGATGGTCTTCTGGAGTACTGCCAAAAAAATAATTTAAAATCTCTGGTGGATTTACCTTCATTAAAGAAATAATAGGTTTGAGGTTATGAAATATAGATTCTGGGAACACGTTTGCCGACTCCGCAAAGAATTTCGTAGGGTATGGTGTCCGCTTTGGTTGCTAATTCTTCTACTTTGATTTGGCTCTTTCCTTGACCTCCAAAGATGACAACCTCTTCACCCATTCTTACGTCGGGAAGGTTGGTTATATCAATCAGGCACATATCCATAC